AACTGATCCATCTACGGGTGCTTTTTCATCAACAGGCATTGACGATAACGCCACAAGCACTGCGATGACACTGGATGCAAGCAACAACTTGCTGGTGGGGAAGACTGCGCTAAATACAAATTCCGCAGGCTTACAGCTTGAGAGTGATGGTTATTTAAGTGCTTGTCGTGATGGTGGCAATGTTGCGCTAATCAATCGTAAAACATCTGATGGCGCAATTATGACGTTCCAAAAAGACGGCACCACTGTGGGTAGTATTAGGACTGTCAATGGATTTTTGGGAATAGGAACAGATGATACTGGGTTAGTTTTTATTAACGATGACAATACAATCCGGCCTTTTGACTCATCATCCAATACTGACGTTGATGATTCAATCACTTTAGGACAAGCATCTAAACGCTTCAAAGACCTCTACCTATCCGGCGGTGTCTACTTGGGCGGCACTGGTGCGGCTAATAAGCTGGATGACTATGAGGAGGGGACTTGGACACCTACTTGTACTTCTGGAACTTTGTCTTTTAACGGAGGTTCATATACTAAAATAGGGAATACTGTAACTCTTAGAACAAATGTTTTTAGCTTTAGTGACACTACAAGCAGTTCTCCAGTACAAATAAGTGGCATACCTTTTACTGGTGCTACTGGTGTCACTGCCACTGGTGCCATTATAGGTATGGACATTGCTTCTACAAAAGGTTACAGCGCATACATTGGAAGTAATGATACCTCAATTTCTTTTTATGAACCCCCTAATGCTAGTTCGTATGAAACTATGAGGCACAATGATTTAAATTCTAGTAGTGATTTACACGTCACCATAACTTACCAAACAAGCTCATAACCTGATTGGACATCAGGTCGGACAGTCCATCCATAGGAGATAAAAATGGCACTAACAGAAGAAACAATCCAAGACAAAATCGAAATTGTAGGCGACTACAAGCACGTCCAAGTACGCACCGCAACAGTCATCAAGCGTGATGGTGTTGAGATTAGTCGTGCGTTCTCACGGCACGTTGTAGCACCTGACGCAGATATCACTGGCGAAAGCACCGAGGTTCAAGCTATCTGTGCAGCGGTACACACACAGGCTGTTAAAGATGCCTATGCAGCGCATCTGGCGGCACAAGCTGCTGCGATGGCTCCGGCTGAAGAAACTCCGGCTGAAGGCGGCGAATAATGAGCGAAGAAAACAAGGTCATCATTGATGTTGCGGCTGGCACAGGCACATTTGCTGCTTGGGTTGGGATGATGCCGGACATTGTTGCCTTGTTTACGGGCGTTTGGGTGCTAATCCGCATTTGGGAAACAGACACCATTAAACGCTTAACTGGTCGTGTTTAAGGCAATCGTTCTAGCTTGCGTTATAGGCGCACCGACTGAATGCACGTCATTTCATTCAACAATATATAGCGCAACGCGGGAAGAATGCCGCGCCAGAGCTTTTGAAATGGCACACCATATTGGGGAGCTTGTTAATTTGATGCCGGTGCAGTGGCGGTGTCAACAGCTTGCGGAAGGTCAGCTATCTTGGAACCAGTCACAGCGGCACTTGCTGGTATCAGCTTAGTCAAAGCCAGCGTCGAGTTTATCAAATCCAACATAAACACCGCCAAAGATATTGGCGAGATCGCCGGTCAGATTGATGCGCTGTTTACCGGCCAAAAGCAAGTGCAAGAGGCCAGCAACAAAAAAACGGGTTTGGGCATAGCTGACCAATTTGGCGTGCAGTCGGTCGCAAAGGAAATGATAGACGCAAAGTTGGCTGCGGAGCAAATCGCAGAGGTTGCCAAAATGGTCGATTTCCGGTTCGGTCACGGCACTTGGGCGGCGATACTGGCAGAGCGTGCCAAACGCATTCAAGAGGCCAAAGAAGCGCGTGCAAGGGCTAGGAAAGCGGAATTGCTGCGACAGCAAGAGATGTTCGAAAATTTCAAAATAGGGGCTATTGCTGTCGGGTTGGTTGTGGTTATCATTGGGCTGTTTATCGGCGTATTGACAGCAACGGCAAGTCCAATATATGTCTGAGACGCTAAAGGGCTTGGAGGGTGAATATATTGCTTTGGCTGCAATTACGGCTATGGGATGGAAGGCAACGCATTGCCCGATGGATCGGATTGATGTGCTGGCATTCGACAATACCCAGAATTTTTTACGCATACAGGTTAAGACTGCTAGTCTTTTGGGTAATAAAGATGGTCGATCTCCGCGTCATCACTTTCAAATGGGTCACGGCTGCAAAGCGAAGCATTTGCCAACTAGGGACGATTACGATGTTTTGTGCCTTGTTTCCCCCAATGCCCGACGCTGCATCTTCATCGAGGTTGGCGCGGTTCGGCAGTATAGTTTGCGCCTTTCGCCGACGCGTTTCACAGAGGATGCAGAACGTGAAAGCTGGGATAAGGCGGTTGATTACGTTTTGGAGATGAGACGATGAATATGGATCAATTGCGGGAAGAAATAGCCAGCGATGAGGGCGTGCGGCTAGATATTTATTTGGATCATCTTGGCTTGCCTACTGTTGGCATCGGGCATTTGATCCGCGAAGCTGATGCGGAACACGGCAAACCTGTTGGCACGCAGATCACGCCGGAACGCTGTCGGCAGCTATTTGCGCTTGATATTGCGGTCACTGTCGAAGATTGCCGGTCGCTGTTTGAAAATTGGGATGATTTGCCGGATGAGTGCCAGCTAGTTTTAGCCAATATGGCGTTCAACCTAGGCCGCAGCCGCCTTGGCCGCTTCCTAAAGCTCCGCGCAGCTATAGCCAACTATGACTATGATGAGGCGGCAACCCAGATGGCAGATAGTAAATGGGCAAGGCAAGTGCCAAATCGGGCTGGCAGACTTATTGATCGGATGAGGGCTTTGGCTGATGAGTAAGGCGTTATTGGAATATAAAATAATTCCTCGCCTTATGATGCTAGCTTTTACGATTATGGCTTGGAACGTCTGCGATTGGTTTATGGAATTAGGCGCATCGGCCACAACGCAGCAAACCGCATTTGTCAGCACGATAGTCGGCGCGGCCACTGGTGCTTTTGCAGTTTGGATGGGAAGCGAGGCAAAGAAATGATTGAAGCGTTAATCGCCCCTGTTACGGGCTTACTCGATAAATTTATTGAGGATAAAGATCAAAAGAATAAGCTGGCGCACGAACTTGCGACAATGGCCGACCGGCACGCGCAAGAACTTGCCAAGGGGCAGCTAGAGATAAACAAGGCTGAAGCGCAGCACCGCAGCATATTTGTGGCTGGTTGGCGGCCATTTGTGGGCTGGACTTGCGGCATTGCACTTGCTTGGCATTTTGTGCTTGCCCCGTTTATCATCTTTGGTAGTGCTTATGCTGGCGTTGCGTTGCCCGATCTGCCGCAGTTTGATATGTCATCTTTGCTGACTGTGCTGATGGGAATGCTTGGCCTTGGTGGTTTACGCAGCTTTGAGAAAGTCAAAGGCTTAACAAAGTAAGGCGGCTATTCCAGCCGCCAAACCCGCCACCCGTCATCCATTTTGCGGGTGGTATATTTTAGGCCACGATATCTAAGCGCGTCACGCAGCGACATTGCCTTTTCATAGGTATCACAAAGCACGCTGTCGCCGATTTCCATATCATTGATGATTTCAATCTTGCTGCGACCGGCTGGCGGCACTGGCACGTTCTTTTCTATTTGCATTGATTATGTCCAATCTTTCCCGAAAGCATCCAAGATGCAGAATTTGTTTGTCGCCATCAACAACCCAGTCTGGGTCGCTAAAGCGCAGGGTCTTGTCGCACCATACGCACCGACCTAGTGCATTTGAGGCCGGTGCATAGGTTATCTTTTTACGTCTAGAACGGGATATCGTCATCATCCATAGCTGACACTGACGGCTGCGCTGGGGCTTGTGCCTGTTCAGTTTCTTTTGCCACCGGATAAGAGTTTTGATTTACGCGCAAAGATAGCGTTTTAACAACAACGCCTTCTTTGTTTGTGTATTCCCGTTCTGACAATTCCCCAGAAACTGTTATTTCTGCGCCTTTAACAAGTGCTGGCTGCAATGTCGCGCCACGATTGCCCCAAATAGAACAATCCAACCATACAGTGCTTTTATTTTCACCATAGCCAACATTACTTGCCAAAGAAAAACCAGTGACTTGATCGCCATTTTTGGTTTCTCTTGTTTCGGCATCGCGGCCTAATCGACCGACAAAAGTGCAAACATTCATTTCAATTCTTCCTTCCGTTTAGAAAACATTGCAATTTGATCTTCTGGTGCTTTTATGCCGCTTGCACCATAAAGCGTAGTGTAAAGCGCGTTGACATCACGCACACTTTCACAGGCATCTAATTTTTCAGCTAGGACGTTGTTGGAGGCGGGGACAGCCGCCGGAGTGGATGCGACGACTGCCCCCTTGT